ATGACGATACAGGCTCCTTCCAGCGATGATTTTACCCGCAGCCGTATGATGTGGCTTGATCAGGTTTTTGACGATCCTGCTCTCACACCCGCCGCCCGTGATGCAGCGTTTCGGATTAGCCGCTATTTCAACCGCAAAGGCTTCTCTGGCAGCGGTAACCTGAATGCATGGCCTTCTTATGAAACGCTTGCGAAAGAGGCTGGGTGTTCCTCCAAGACGATACAGCGGGCTATTATGCTGCTGAAAGAGCAGGGCCACTTATTCACCAAGGGCAAGGGCGGTCGTTCGGTTTCACTCACATATTTCGCCGTGTTCATCACAAGCCATAAGGCAACGCAAAGCATTGACCAAACAGGCCAAATCAGCACGCCAAAAGGTGGACAGGATTGTCCACGTTTAGCGGAAAAGGTGGACACGGAAGTTTCAAAAGGTGGACGTTTGAGTGTCGAAAAGGTGGACACCAGTGTCCTACAAACCTCTTTGAATAAATCTCTGAATAAATCTTTGAGCGCGATACGCGAAAGCGACCCAGCCTTTGATGCTTTCAAGGCTGGCTGGTCACTGGCTGTTTTCGAGGCTTTGGCGAAAGGACCGGCAACATTGCCAAGGCCGGGAACTGCATTGCTTCGAACCCTAATCGAAGTGGAGAAGCGCCCGACCCTTGTCATGGATCATCAGGCCAAGCATGGCTGGCCAGAAGTCAATCGCATGTTCGATGAACCAAAGGCGCTTGAGCCTGCATCGCTTGCGCCAGTGGTGAGGGCGTTGGTCTGCGAGATGGAAGCCGTCATTGAGGGCAGCGCCTTATGGTCCGATTGGCAGCGTGAGTTTGAGGCGAGAGGCTGGCCTTTCCCAAAGCAGGCAAAGGCTATGGCCTTCCCAAGCGGTGGACCGCGTAGGCTGGATGCTTTCATAACTGCGTTGAATGCAAGGCAGTCGGGCAGCGGCAACGTGCTGGCGATGATCGCGAGGGCGGGCTGATGAACCTGCGGGTCCTTCCCCTTAACTGTACTCTGCGGGTGGGGGCAACCCCCGGATTTCAGGCTGTGCAATTAAATTTTATAGCTAAAAACAATGGGTTAATTGGTGGTGGTCATGAACATTGCTCATGAAGTTTCAGCCGATCCAGCGTTACGACAAGAGCCTCGCACCATCTCGAAAAGCGGCTTTGCGAAACTGATCAATGTTTCTCCCGGACGTATTTCCCAGATGATCACGGCGGGAATGCCGGTTGAGCGGGACGGTAAAATTGATGTGGCACGGGGCAAGCTCTGGATCTCGGAAAATATCAACCCGACAAGGGCAGCAAGTCAGGCGCAAGGGGCCACGCTATTTGGTGAGGAAAAGCAGGCTGTTTCACTCACAGCAGAACGCGCACGACTGGCAAAGGCACAGGCCGATGCTGTGGAACTTAAAAATGCTGCCATGCGGCGCGAGCTTGTCCCGGCGATTGAGGTTGAGCGGCTTTGGTCTGGCGAGTGGATGCAACTGCGCTCCCGAGTCCTCGCAGTGCCTTCGCGCCTTCGTCAGCTTCTTCCAAACCTAACGATTGACGACATCGAAACGATAGACGGGGAATTACGCCAGATGCTTACGGAGTTCGGAAATGACCAGTGAAACACTTCTTGAAGTCCGTGAACGTGCACGCCGTTCGATTATTCCGCCTGCAAGATTGAAGCTTTCACAGTGGATCGAGCAGGAAGTGAAATTGCCGTCTGACGTTTCGTCATTGCCTGGCTCGATTCGGTTGTATCCGTTTCAGCGCGGAATGGCCGACGCGATGAGCGATGCAAAGATCGAGCGCATTACGGTCGTGAAATCTGCGCGTATCGGTTACACCACCTTGCTTGTAGGGCTGCTTGGCTCGCATGTCGTGAACGAACCAGCACCAGTTTTGTTTGTGCTACCGACCGAAGATGACTGCCGCACCTTTGTTGTGTCCAATGTCGAGCCGACTTTCGAGGCATCGCCATGTCTGGCAAATGTGCTGGCTGGCGATCAGGGTAGCGAGAAGCGCAATACGCTTCTGTCACGCCGCTTTCCCGGTGGAAGTCTCAAGGTTATTGCGGCCAAGGCTCCGCGCAATCTCCGCGCTCACAATGCCCGCATTCTGATCATGGATGAAACTGACGGCATGGAAATGACTAAAGAAGGCAGTCCGATTCCAATTGCGGAACGCCGTACCATGTCGTTTCCAGATCGCAAGATCGTTATTGGATCGACGCCGATTTATGAAGACAGCAGCCATGTGTTGAATGCCTTTGAGCGCTCGGACAAGCGAATCTACGAAGTGCCTTGCCCAGAATGCGGGGATTTTCATGAAATCGAATGGAAAGACATTCATTGGCCGGAAGGCGAACCGGAAAAAGCACATTGGGCTTGCCCTTCCTGCGGTTCCGTCATCGAGGAAAAGTATAAGGGCAAGATGGTTGCGGCCGGTCGTTGGCGGATCACTGCGCCGGAAGTAAAAGGTCACGCCGGATTCCGTATCAATTCGCTTGTGTCGCCACTGGAAAACGCAGCATGGGGCATTTTGGCGAAAGAGTTTCTGGCGGCAAAGGACGATCCGGCCTTGCTGCAAACTTTCGTCAATCTTGTGCTGGGGCAAGGCTGGCGTGAGAGTGGCGAGGAAATGGACGATAGCGAGCTTGCAAGCCGCGTTGAGTCATTCTCGCTTGATCTGCTGCCGGAAAACGTCCTCGCACTGACGGCTGGCGTTGACACACAGCGCGACCGGCTTGAGGTCACAATCATCGGCTGGACGCGGGATGGGGAAGCCTTCATTCTTGATCACAAGGTTATCTGGGGCTTGCCCGACGATGATGCGACATGGACGGAACTCGATGCGGTTTTGAAAATGCGTTTCGATCATCCGCTGGGCGGCAAGCTGGGGCTGGATGCTGTTGCTATCGATAGTTCGGATGGCGAGACGATGGAGAACGTTTATTCGTTTTGCTTCCCGCGTTCGTCACGGAAGGTGCTGGCTATCAAGGGCGTGAACGGCAATCGCCCATGGATAGAGAAATCAAAGTCGAAAGTGAAGGGCGGCGCGCTCTGGATTGTCGGTGTGGATGGCCTGAAATCGCATCTGATAGCGCGTCTATCACGAGGCCGGACAATTCGCTTCTCTGATCGCCTTCCGCTATCATGGTTCGAGCAGCTTGCCAGCGAGCGTGTCGTTGTTCGCTATACACGCGGCCAGCCACAGCGCCGGTTCGAACGTATTCCGGGGCGCCGCGCCGAGGCATTGGATTGCGTCGTCTATGGCTTCGCGGCGCGGCAGATTCTCAATATCAATTGGGATCAGCGCACCGATGATTTACGGCTGGGCGTGGAAGCGACCGCGCCGAAGGTGCAAGCTGTTATGAAATCGAAGTGGCTAAGCCAATAACAAATTGAATTATTTCCGTTTTTTTCTCGGTAGGTAGGCGCGAGTTATGCGAGCATCTTTAATTTGCTCGCCAACTTGTCGTGCTTTCAGGTGAACCATCACTTCTCGTTTTGACCATTCGGCGCTTTTAACAGCGTTCTGGTGTCTATCAGACACGAGTGGGTCATCCAATGTAGCAACAATTGTTGTTCCGTCCGAGACGCGCTCTAATTTTACTGTGAAGCTATCTATGTCGTCGGAGTCAACGCCAATCACTCGAAAGGTATCTTTTATGGTTATGTCCTTAGAAGATGATCGTGTAGACTTCGTAACTTCTTTAATTACTTTGCTGTCGAGTGTGACATTCTGTATTGTAATTTGCTCAGCTTTCCCGCTATTTCTAATTATCTCATTAACTGCGTCTCTATTGTAATCCCCAACAGACCGAGCCGATTCCGATTTTTCGTAAGCTTTATTAAGTAGTCTAGTTTTCTCTTTGTCATTCTCCATAACTTTTTCGATAATTTGATATAGTTCTTTTCTATCGGTGTTTTCTAATTCTTTGTCTTTTAATGCAGATTCAATGCGAGTTTTCTCTATCTCGTGCTCAAAGTAATTTGATATGGCGCCGCTGCCAAAATACAGAACTAATAAAACCAAAATACATATCATGGTTTGCTTGTCTGTCATTTTATCTATCGCCTTGCTGATAAAACTTCCTGCCTGTTCAGCGACTTCCGACTGAATATCTGAACTACCTTTTTCAACCAGAAAAATAAGCTCTAACTCGTCTTTTTCTTTGTTCGTTAGAAGACTTATCCGAGAGTCGCCCTTTAATATTAAGGCTGCTGCACGGTAAAAAGCAGTTTGATACTCGACCAAACCCTTCATCATTGAAGCGGTTACAGTCTGCTCAAATGGTTTTCCCTTAAAATTAAAGCAAATCTTTGCCCAATCTAAGTCGCCAAAATCAAACACGGTTTCCCCGGCTTTGATTTTACCATTGATCAACCCAGATAAGGTGTTCCAAGCATCTTGCTCAGAATGAATACTAATTATTTGCGCCATGAAATCCCCCGAAACAGAGTTCACATAGCATATGCATTTCGGTTGTTGAAGCTTCCGTATTGCTTCTTTTTCATCCTAATTCCCGGCCCGTCGCCGTATTCAGCGACGGAGTATGGAGACGCGCGGAGAGTTTATTCAAGTCCTGGCAGAATGGGAATATTATTAGGTCTCGGAGCTTCTCGTAAACGCACGCCGACTCCTTCCCCCCGTAAATCGCCCGTGCGAGACGATGGATCGTAATCAGCTCCCTTTTTACCGTCATCATAACCAACATTGTAGCCATCGCGGTAAGAGTCACTGTTCGCATCAATGAAGACGATTCCTGCGTTTTGAAATGCCAAAACAACCGCGGCTTCATTTGCTTCTGTCATACCATGGCCGTCCTCTCTCGTTTCGGCACGTCTTATCGTTGCCACGCCCAGTTTAGCTTTGTTGGCTAAATCCTCAGCGCGCCATCGAAGTAACGCTCTGGCTGCGCGAATCTGAGAGCTTGTGATATTTGGCATATCTTTTGATATCCTATTGATCTACCAGAAACAAGGTGATATGAATAATATCAAAAGATGTATAAATCATCAATGGAGCGGGCGATGCTTAAACAGTCATTTCCAACAAGTGGCGACGGTTTGTCTCAAGGATACACAATTTACCGCGAGGATCTGCCGAATGGTGGTGTTTCAGCTCGGGGAGCAATGCAAGCTCTCGGTAACATCGAAACGGCTATCGAACATATGAAGAATCTGGCCTTTGCCACGGAGTGCCTTGCCGAATGCAGCAGTGCGAACGGTGAAGCAGATGCCCGTCTTTCTGCCATTTACACTCTAGCGTCGACGATCAAAGACAGCCTCGATGCGTCTAGCAAGGACATGGAAACCGTTTCAGGTTTTTGTAGGTCCCTTTGCAGGCGGATCGCGGCTTAAGGATGAGAAAATGCTTGAAGGGATCAAGTTGAGTATTTATAGTAGGATCAAGTTGATCTTTAAAAAGGTGATGTAATGGATATCGAAAGCTGGCAGTTCAATCGTGCCGAAGCCGCCGCGATTGTCGGGATCACAGACGCGCAACTCAAAAATTATCAAACACGCTACGGGCTTTTCCCATCAAAAAAACAGGGCACTGGAAAGGCGACAACTTACGATATTCGAGATTTGATCAAGCTGGCTGGCATGGATCAGATGGTTCGTGACGGCTTTCATCCTGAGAAGGCGGCGTATGCCTTGGCGAGCTACACACTGTGGGGAACACTTCTGCACGAAAGTGCCAATCAGTTTTCTACATATCCCGGAACGTTTTTTCTAGTAGGTGATGGCAACGGCAACTGGATTGCTACTGACAAGCCGGAATCTGCTTCTCGTTATGAGTTGCGAACATGGGTTCTCTTTGACCGCATCTGGCCGCGCTTTGTCGCTACCGTGAAATCTTCATATGGCTATCGCGATATTTCGCCTGAAATACGTGATCTTCTTCTGATTAAGTTTCGCGATCAGATGGACGACCTCCGTGCTCAGCGCTGGGGCAATGATACACGAGTTCTGCACGAAGCCGTCGCAAAAACAAACGAACAACGCCGGAATCAGTAGGCAGAAGGTGTAGCTATGGCTTTCCCATTCCAGCGCTTTTTCTCGCGAACGAACAAAGGGAATCCAAACCAGAAACGTGCCGTGAACGCTGCAAGCGCAAACTGGACCGATGAAGTGCGTTCGGTTTCCGGTTCGGCTGATTATCGCACGGCTGGAATGACTGTCGGGCAGAGGGTTGCGGCGCTCTATATCAATGATCCGGTGGTACGTTCGGCGGTTGGCCTGATCGTCTCGCAGATTGTCGGCAGCGGTACGCGCCTGAATACTCCCGATCAGGAGCTTGATAGCCGCTTCAATTCTGCGAAGCTCGATCCGTCCGCCCTTCTGTCGATCACGGCAATCCAGCGCGCCGTTGTGCGCTCATGGGCGATCAGCGGTGAAATTCTCGGTCTGCATCGCGTGGTTGGCGGTCGGTACGCTTTCCAGATTCTTGACCCGGAACAACTTGACCGCTCAAAAAACGAGGAGCGGGGCGAGGCTGGCACTACCGTTGCGGGCCTCGAGCGCGACGGATACGGCGTTATAACCGGATACTGGATTCTTCCACATTCCCCCGGCGATCCGTTTGCCAGCAATACGCAATCCGTTCGCTTCGATGCTGCTGATGTGGTGCATGTTTTTGAACATGAGTTTCCGGGGCAGGTACGCGGCATGAGTCCGCTTGTTGCCGTGCTGCCGGTCCTGAACAATGCCAGCGTTGCCATAGAAGCACGGCTCAAGCAGTTGCAGGTCAGCGCCATGCTGACCGCTATTCTCACCAGTCCGGACGGCACGGATGCCTTTGACGGTGATCCCAATCCATCGCTTGAGCCAGGTGCAATCATTCGCGCCCGTCCCGGCGAGGATGTTGAGGTTGTCAACGGGCCGCAATCGCCAGACTTCAACGCCTTCATCAAGGTTCTCTATCGCCAGATCGCAGCAGCACTCGGTGTCACTTATGAGGATTTGATTGGCGATCTGGAAGGCGTGAACTATTCAAGCTTTCGCGGCGGTGCGCTGACGGCCCGCCGCAAGGCCGAGGCCACGCGCAAGGTGTTGCTGATTGAAGGCGTTCTGGAACCGATCTTCCGCCGCTGGCAGGCCATTGAACATATGACAGGTCGGGCCAGTGCAGAAACCGAGCCGGGCTGGATTGAACCAAGCTGGCCGGAAATCGACCGCCTGAAAGAGGCGAATGCCGACATTGTGCTTCTGAAAGCCGGTCTGAAATCCCGCAAGGAAATCATTGAGGCACGCGGGCGCGAGTTTGAAACGGTGCGAGCCGAAATCGCTGCCGACCCCATTCCACAATCGACCGGAGCCGCCAAATGAACGTCCGCCGTTATCAGGCCCAGTCCCGGCCAAATAGCTACGATCCCGAAACCCGTTCCTTTACGGTTGTAGTGGCGACCAATGCGCCGGTTGATCGTGGCAATTTTGATGAAGTTTTAGACCTGCAGTCTTTCGGTGCCACAGGCTGGCCTGAAACACTGCCTTTGCAGACGGACCATTCCAACAGTGTCCGTGATACAGTCGGAGCGCTTACAAATTTCCGCTTCGAGACATTGGAGAATGGCGTCACCGCTTTGGTGGCTGACGGTCGTTTATCCAGCCGCGCTGACAATGAAGCGCTCGCCGCCAATCTCAAGGATGGTGTGCAAACAAGCTTTTCCATTTCTTTTTCAGTTTCGAAATGGCGAGACAGCAAGGACCCGGCGACCGGCCGCAAGATCAGAACTGCGCTTTCCGGGCGGCTGATCGAGGGCAGTTTCGTGGTGAACCCTGCTGATCCGCTTTCCAAGATCAGGAGCCGTCCTATGCCTCAGGACATACAAGATGAAGAACAAGAAACCCGCATGTCGGCGGAGCAGTGGGATACTGTTTGCCGTGCTGCGGGCGTGCCGGATGCGGTGCGTGAAGCGCTGCGCAATTCCGATGCGTCTGACGCCGACCGCACAGCATTGGCGCTTGCAGCCGTCGAGCGCAATGCGCCGCCGGTTCGCACGATCCGTCAGCATAATGACCAGACGCTTGATAATCCGATTGTGCTGCGTGATGCGGTCATTTCCTTCTATGATGCGGTCAATCGAGGTGAACAACCGAGCGGGCAGGCGGCAGAAGTGTTTGCGCAGGGCGAACGCGCTCTTGCCGAACGTCTCTGCCGCAATGCTGGAATCGCAACCGCTGGTTTGTCGGATGCCGAAGTTGTGCGCCGCGCTTCAACAACCTCCGACTTTCCGATCATTGCAGGCGGAACGTTCAACCTCTCGATGCGCCGCGAACTGGATGCAGCGTCGTCGCCCGTTGCAGCGCTTTTTGGCCGTGATACGGTTTCGACATTCAATGCTGAGACCCGTGGGCTTGCTGACTGGACCAGTCTCGCTATCGCGGACAGGCTGGAAAACGGCCGTTACAAGCACTCGTTCATTCATGAGACTGGCGAAACCGTCAGTGTCGCCGTCATCGGCGGTATTACCAGCAAGTCTTATGAACTGACGATCAATGCCGGTTCGCGCCTTGGTAATGACGGCACGCAGTTCGGCAAGCGCATGGCGGCTGAAATTGCTGACCGTCAGGTTGCCTATGTGCAGCAGGGCAATCTTTCCGGTCCGACGATGAAAGACGGCAAGGCCGTGTTCCATGCCAGCCGTGGCAATATCGTTGATTTGACGCTCGACGGACAGAGCGAAGTCAAGCAGGTCATGTCGGCCCGTTCCGCCATGGCGAAGCGCAAGGGCGTCGGCAATGTCATGATCGGCGTCTATCCGACGCATTGGCTTGTGCATTCCGATTTCGAGGACACGGCACTTCGCCTTGTCGCCAGCATTCAGGCATCGGCTATTGCCGATGTGAACCCGCTGGCGGGCAAGTTGCAAGTGGTCGTTGAACCGCGCCTCTCCAATCCGGATGCGTCGTGGCTGGTCGCAGAGCCTTCCAAGATGGATGGTGCGGTACGCGTGTTCCTGCAAGGGCAGGAGGCGCCATTCACTGACAGCAGGATCAATTTCGACACGGATGCTGTGCAGTTCAAAATTCGCCACCCGTTCGGCCTTGGCTGGCTGGAATGGCGAAGCTGGACGCGGCTCGATCACAAGGCGGGCTGATCCATGTCCATCACCGAGATGCAGCAGCAGCTTGAAAAACTCCGCGCCGTCCGCGCCAGAGGCACCCGCAAGGTGCGCTTTGGCGAGGATGAAGTCGAGTATCGCAGCGATTCCGAATTGGCCGCTGCCATTGCTGATCTCGAACGCCGGATTGCGATGGCGGCTAGTCCGTCGCGCCGGTTGATCTATCCAAAAGTTTCGAAGGGTTACTGATATGCGCAATTACGTTCAGCATGGTGATATTGTTGACCTCACCGCTCCCCAGCCTGCCGGTGTGGTTTCCGGCGAAGGCTTCTTGACCAGGGATTTGTTCGGCGTGGCTTCCACCGACGCCAAGCCGGGGCAGAAAGTCTCCACCTGGCTTGAGGGTGTCTTCCAGCTTCCCAAGGCTTCCGGCACAGGTTTGACCGAAGGCCAGAGGGTTTATTGGGACGCTGACGAAAAGAATGTCACGGCAACGGAAACCGATAACGCCTTTATCGGCCATGCGGTCGAAAGCGTTCTCGCCGCTGCGGTGTTCGTTCCGGTTCGTTTGGCGCGTTAAGGGAGGGCGTGCGCCATGGAAATCAAGGTTTTGAACTTGAAACTGTGCAATGGTCCCAAATTGCCACGCGCTGAAATCGTGGCGCACGCGGATCTGGAAATAGGCGGCGATCTGGTCATTCGCAATGTCGCGCTTTCTGTTGCAGAAGATAACTATTCCGTACTTCCACCCAGAAAACGTACTGGCGACCGGCCTGTCGTTGGATGGCGCAAGAGCAGTCCGTTCGGCATAGCAATCAACAGCGCCGTCACCCGCGTTTACTTCGCCATGACCGGAAATGCGGAGGGGTGAGGTATGGCAAAGCGTTCCGTACTCATAAGCAATTCGGACGCGTTTCCCCGTATTCTGTTAGGGGATCGTCCGCCCTCATATCTTGGTAAAGCGCGTTTAGCGACGGAACTCGATATCAGTGAAACTACGGTTGATGATTATGTAAGGCGGGGCTTGCTTCCTAAACCTGTCAGGCTGGGCGGTTCTGTGCGTTGGAGTTGGTCACAGGTGCAAGCTTTGCTTGACGCCCACTCAATCGGCGGGTCGTCTGATGATCCATTTATGGCGGGGTTGAATAATGTCTCGCAAAACACGTAAATCGGCAACCGTGTCGCTACCAAAGGGCGTTCATCGGGTCGTGTCTCGCGGAAAAGAGTATTTCTATTATCAGACAGGCCGAGGCACAAACCATGTTGGGGAGCGCGTTAAGCTTCCCAACGACCCACATTCGCCAGAGTTCTGGCAGGCCGTCCGGCAGGCGCAAGGGATTACCGGACCAGTCGTTGACGGCACCATAGGCGCACTAATTGATGCGTATGAAGCTGCATGGCCCGGATTGCCGCGCAAGTTAGCTGTCAGCACCACAGAACAATATCGACGGCAATTACGAATCGTCCGTAAGGTTTGGGGTGATTTGCAAGCTGAGGCTCTAAGGCCGTCTCATGTTCAAGCCTTGATGGAAAAGATTGGCGCAACTACGCCGGGTGCCGCAAACAACCTTCTAGACGCTTTGCGTGCAATGTGCCGATGGGCGAGCGGGCCGCGTGAATTGCTAGGCCGTGATCCGACGCAAGGTGTGGCTCATTTTCAGCAAGGCGAGGGGCATAAGCCTTGGACGCCTGATCAGCTTGCCTTCGCGGATAAGAATTTCACAGGCATGTTGCACCGTGCTTACGTTCTCGCACGATATACCGGACAGCGAATAAGTGACGTTGTGCGTCTTGGCTGGAACGATATTGATGAGGGTGGCTTTAGCCTTCCACAAAAGAAAACCGGCGTTCGCCCGTGGTGTCCAATCTTCCCAGAACTGGAATCAGAGATGGCGAAATGGGAAAAAAGGCCAGGCCCATTTCTTTATCAGGACAACGGCAAACCGTTCACTACTAATCTCATGTGGAAGTGGTTGAATGATGCTCGAACCGGCCAGCCGGTGATCGAAAATGTAGTCTGGCACGGTTTGCGTGCCAATGCGGTTATTCGTTTAAGACAAGATGGATTTAGCGCCCCACAGATATGTGACGCGGTCGGCATGAGTCCACAGATGGTTGAAAGATACAGTCGTTATGCAGATCGAAAGATGGGCGGTCAGGCTATTTTGATCGACCTGAAAAAACGGAAACAGAACGAAACTGTAAAACAGTTGAAAACTGGAAAACTAAAATGA